CATCGACGCCGAGATATCGAGGCTCCAAGGCCCCTTCTGAGGGGCTTTTTTTTTGCCTGAATTATTTTCCCTGAATCGACAAGTTTTACTTGTCTTAACAACTCAATGCTGTATTCTCTGTCTTGTCTTAACAAGAAACACAACGGAGAACGGACATGGAAAACGACATCAAAAACCTTCTGAACGACATTGCTGCCATTCGGCACAGCGACGCGGTCATTAACGGCATGAACGATAAGCGAGCGACACGCTGGACTCTCAAGATGGGTCACGGTTTGACAGTGCGCGATATCGCTGTGGACGTATTCAACAACCTTGGTTCAGTAGACCGCTGGGTGAGGGACGCAGTAAACCACGGCGAGAACGCAAAGGTCGTGAGAGGCATTGAGGTCAAAGACGATGGTACGGTGGTGGAGATTTTCGACACAACGCCGCTTGGTCGACAGTGGGAACTTGCGCGAATGAAACTAGAGGCGGTCATGGAGGGCTGCGGAGGCTTGTTAAGCGACAAGCAGCACCGACTTCTCAAAAGCATCAAGAGCCGAATGTTCAGAGCGGAGGCCGCGTAAGCGGCCCGGAGGAGATAGACATGGAACTGAAGAACAACATCGAGGCTTTAGCCTTTGGACTTTACCTTGCCGTTAACGCGCCATCTGAGGATCAGCTCGCGGCGGTTGAGAACACATGCCAGCAGCTCATGGATTGCATGACCGAGGACGAGATCCGGCAGGCCTACGAGGACGCCGAGGCAATTTTAGCAGCGGAGGCCGCGTAAGCGGCCCGGGGAGGAAGTATGGCAACACGCAAGCAAGCAATGGCCGCCATCGAGCAGCACGGCGGCGAGGTCGATTGGGATGTCACGAACATCACCGGCACCGACAAGTACATCTGCGTCGATGCCCCAGAGGGCATGATGTGGGACTCAAGCCAAGCAGAGTCGTTTGTGGTCTGGTGGCGCTGCGGCCCCAGTGCAGAGTTTTGGGACGAGGTAATTGAATTTGCAAATCAAGGAGCCGCGTAAGCGGCCCGGGGAGGAAAGTATGAAAGTTAAAATCCAGTTCACTGTCGATATAGACCGGGAAGGCATCGAGGCCTACATGGATTTCCTTCAGTGCGATGGCGAGACCATCAAGGAATTCCTGACCTCGCGCTTTGCCAGCGATGCAGTGTTTGGCATCGATCAGTCGATGGAGAACGATGTAGGCTATTACACCAACACCCGGTGGTGGACACCGGCCCCAGCCGCCAAGCGGCCACCCCTTATCTTAGAGGAGCAACTCCACAGCCTCTCCGAGAGGGCGCAGCGGGTCTGCATCGACCTCATCGCACTCAACGCGCAGCAGCTTGCCACGAAGACCACGCTGGACATACTGCGCTGCCCTACCGGCTCGAAGGCCGTGGCGGCGGAGATAGAGGCCTTCCTGCGGGAGAGGCTTTGAGATTTACTACGACGCGAACTTTGCATCCGCCGAGGTGCAGCCG